TCAGGGTTCTGGGCCATGTCCCTAGTCACGCGCCCCGTCAGGTCGCTCAGGTGCCACCTTGTCTGGATGATGGCAACCCTACCCCCAGGCATCAGACGCGTACGCGCACCGTATGTGAACCACTCATACGCCTTGTCGAACACCTCAAAGTTACCGTTGATGATGTCCTGCTCATTGTGAGGGTCGTCTACCAGCAACAGGTCGGCACCCCGACCAGCCAACGCCGAACCTACGCCGCAGGCGTAGTACTCACCCCCGACGTTTGTATTCCACCGACCCGCTGACTTGCTGTCTTGCGCCAGGAACACCGTAGGATAAACTTGTTTGTACGCGTCGGTGTCGATGATGTTACGCACCTTGCGCCCGAAGTCCACCGCAAGATCTGACGTGTGCGAGACCATCAACACCTTCTTGGTGGGGTACTTACCGATGAACCACGCGGGGAAATAAATCGACACGAGCTGGCTCTTGCCATGCCGAGGCGGGATGTTCACGCACACACGGTCTTTATCGCCTTCGGCAATCGCCATCAGCATGTCAGCCAGTATACGGTGGTGCTTACCGACCTTGTAATCCGGTTGGATGTGCTTGCAGAACTCAATCAGGTCGTCCCGACAGTGCTGGGCTTGACGCCTGGAAGCCAAGGCTTCGGCAATTTGCAGGATTTCTTGCTGCTCCGACGAGTCAAACTGCTCGATATTGGCAACCAGAAGGTCAATATCCTCGTCTGACAGGTCGTCAAACGTATCCGCAGCTACTGCAGGTGTCAATTCAGCTCTCCAAGCTCTGCGTCAAGGTCTACAACCAGCGGAGCGTCGGAATCAACGACGTTTACGTCTTCTGCATCACTTTTTAACGCTTTGGACCGCAACGCATCGAGCTTTTCACGCAACGATTGCTTCAAATCGTCTGTCGAACGGTGGGTAACTGTCACTTCTGAGCGTTCTGTGAAGAGCCCGACGTCAGAAATCTTGCCCAACAGCTCCAACGCACGTATACGCACACGTGGATCGGGGTTTGAGGACTCCAAAAGTAGCTTGTTGGTGACGAATTGACGCACCTGTACCGCGTTTTTCACCACGGCGTGGCTGAATTCCTGCAGTGACTCGTCCAACTGTAAGATAACAGCAGGTCGTAGAGACGAAAACTTGGCCGTGTTGATCGCTCGGTTGGTGGATTCTTCGTTTGCAGCGAACGCGTGCATCAAATCACCGACAACTTTGTCGTCATCCGGCAGTGGAGCGAGCATTTCAGCGTCCAACCCATGCTCCGTAAGTACCCGCAGGGTGCGGCAAGCGGCGGCGGCACGCTCACGCAACGTGGCATGAGGCATCCCCTCAGGGGGAACGATAACCCCGAGATCCGGCGTGATGACCAATTCAGACGTGTCTGACATGTTTGTTCGCAACTCGGCATGGAACCAAGCGTAACGTGGAACATACCATAAAAAATGGAAAACGCAAGGAGGTTGGGACTCCTACCGGGGGGTGTTTTTATATACGAGGGGGTACCTAACCACGTGTAAACAAAAAATTACGAGGTTTGCTGGGCCGAACGTAAAAGTTGGGCTTTGCGGGCGCAAATTAGTAGCACATACAGCGGCGATGGTACCAAACAGTATTTAGGGGGGCCGGGGTACGGTGGGTAATTGCCTGCCACACTGTTACGATCAATTCGTGCTATCCCTTGCGTAAACATGTCACCACGCTATAGTCCATCCCATGGCGTCGCCGACCACGACGTCACGTATCAGGGTTACCCTGGTGCAACATGGTCGATTTGATTGAAAGGATCAAATCATGGTTACTCTCAAGAATGCGCCCAAGGGCGCCGTGGCCCTCGCTGCCGAGGTTCTGGTGAACGCTCAGACCAAGGCACAACCCGCCGATGACATTTGGGTTCCAGGGACCGAAGGGTTCAATGTTGGCAAGTATCAACTTGCTAACGACCCCGAAATCATCCAGGCTACCGGATTGGCAATGAAAGCTAACGATGCCGCTGTATCCATGTGGTCGATCCTCGCGGATCTGTTGCATGGTCGCGGTATCAAGGCCAGCATGTTGTCCGGGAAGGATGAGGTCGTTGAGACCCGGGCCGAGGTCGAGGATCTCGTGACAGTGTGCAGGTATGCGAACTACGTTGCCGCCGAAACGGCGGAAGGTGTAAAGGTGTCGGCTGTTGCTGATATCAGGGCATCGCATGACAAGAAGTCCATTCACTGGAAGATGATGAGTGAAGAGCGCAGGCAGATCACCGCCGCACGCAACAGCCAGATTAGGGTCTACATGGCCCGATTAATCGAGCAACTTAAGGCCCTGGAGTCTGGCAATACCAAGAAGACCAAGGTTGTGCTCGGCCTTGAAGAGAAGTATCTGGAACTTCTCGGTCCGGCCCTCCTGTTCTTGCAAGGTATCGACCAGACCAAGCAAGACCCCAAGTTTGATTGGACAGAAGAGTTCGGCGTAATCAGCGCCGCAGTGAATCGAGCCAAGAAAGCCAAGGCTCTCGCCACCCGCTAAACAAGAAAGCCCCGCTTCGGCGGGGCTTTTTTTCGTCCCTACACGGTCAAACCACCAGCAAAACATACCAACACACCACCGCCCCACCTGGGGCATAGAAACCAGTTCTCAGAGCAGCGGCGAGGGGCTCGGCACCCACACAGACGCGCAGCGCGTAACCAGCGGACCAAATTGCCCGTAACAAAGTTACAACCATTTCAGCACCCAGAAACCAGTTCTCAGAGCAGCGGCGAGGGGCGCGAAATGCCCGAAACACTGTTACGACCAATGTTCTTTTCAGGCTTTGTTCTAGTGTTCTTGTTCGGGTCGTGGGTAATGTTCGTGTTCGGAATGTTCATTGTTCTAATGTTCTGTGTACTGATGTTCTAGAAACCTAATGTTCGGACTGTTCTGAAATCTATTGTTCTAAATCCCTACAATTCGGGTTTACCCTAGGTAGGGTTTACCCTAGGTAGGCACTGCCACATTTTTGTGCAATGTTCTGTGATTGTTCGGAATGTTCGGTTTGTCAAGAACATTACGGTACATTATTTAGATGCTAGCTACGCTAGCTCTTGATATCAAACTCTATCAAAAGCTATATATCAAACTGTAGTAAATAGTAGTAAATAGTATAGTGTTCTAATGTTCGTACCCTTTGAGAAAAGACTGAGGATCTAAAAAGGGGTGCCCCAAGCGGCGGCTGCTGGCTGCAATGTTCGGTGCCTCAAACCCGGGGTCAGGCCGGAACATTACAAAATTGCCGTTTCCCTCAAACCGAGCGCGATATGTGTTTTCAATAACTTACCGCGCTACACTAACGGAACATCACGAACCTTCACGCCTTCCCACACCCCACCACACCCCACCACATCCTCATAAAGTTTGACACATAGAAACCTTTGTGTTATAATGGTTTTTAGTCGGTGGGGAATTCGCCCTGCAGGCTAGTGATCACTAACCTAGTTTCGGAGAAAGACATGAACACACACGCATTCAACGCCCGTGCACGTACCGGGCGCAAGCTCGCCCGGATAGGGCGACAAGACCTCAACGCTTGGGTGTATGACCAAGCAAGGGAATACGCCCGGTCGGGCTACGTTGGTCCTGACCTGATGGGATGGCTAGACTGGTACTGGCGCGGCTACGACGAGCCGCAAGTTGCACTAGGCAGCCTGCGTGAGGCACACCGAAGGGGGTGGGACCGCCGAGTGGATCAGGTGTGGAAGGAAGTTCAGCAAGGGCTGCACGACTCCAGCGGGGGACTGCGCCCCGTCCATGTTTATCGTGGGGAAGACGGGCGTGTGCGTGTTGTCTACCCCGATGACGCAAGGGGACGCACCATAAGTTGGGAGCAGGCTGTATAACAAGGAGAACACCATGACATCCTTCCCCCCGTTCCCCCAGGTGCTTACCCGCACCATGCACGAGTTCGACTGTGGTGCCTACCTAGACGTGTCTGTGTGCACAGACTACGCAGGGTTTAGGCACATCCTCGTGCTGACTGAAGCCGGTTGGGCCGAAGCGTACGATGAAGGCATGTTTGACTGCGTAGAGTGTGTGGAGGCTTGATATGGCACAACACAACTCACCCGCACCCCATACACTCCCGTTGTGCACATCCTGCGCAGACCCCTTCGCCCCTGCCCGTCGCAAGGCCGGGTACACCCAGTGCATGCCCTGTGGGGAGCAAACTGCTAAAAAATACCGGCACACCATCGTGCCGATGTCGAAGTCCAACTATGTCGTAGTGACTGATTTGGACCTGCTCAAGGGTCTGAACAAGTACGCGAACGCGTAACCGTGAAACCAAGTTACAGGAGAACACCATGAAGATAAAGACAAACGAACTGACCGGAGCCGCCCTTGATTGGGCGGTTGCAGTGGCCGATAACCTGCTGCCCAAACACATCTCCCTCAACACCGACCTCACGCACCCACTGGTGCTCGACGGCATCCAGTCCTACGGGCCATCGTTCATCTGGTCCCAAGGCGGGCCGATCATTGAGAGGGAGGGGATTTCAATATACCCAGACGAGTCGGACGACATGCCCGAGGTCAAGTGGTCTGCAGATAGCCCAGATGCCTTGCGCTGGGGCGGCCCCACACCCCTGATCGCAGCCATGCGCTGCTTTGTTACCAGCAAGCTCGGCGACGAGATCGAAATCCCGGAGGTGCTGAAGTGAACAAGGGAAGCAGGAAAGCACACGTGCGTACCAAGCGCAGCCTGCGCGAAGTACAGCAGTGGGGTGGACGACGCCATGTGCCCAGTAAAGCCAACAGCCTCGACGCGTGGCGTCACGAGCGCAGGTGGGCTCGGCTGTGCCGAACCAAGCCCCATAGGTTTATTGTGGGGTACATCCGTGCCTTCATCGGCACCCACTATTTCGCTGGTGCATACACCGGCGCGGAGAACGACTGATGAACACCGAAAACAACGCAACACCAGCGCCAACACCAACACCAGACGAGCCCATGTCTTTGCACGAGGCACTGCGGATCGCCCTGTCCGAGATCTACGGACTGCTGGATACGTTCGAACTGATGGACCCCGAGGAGCAGCAGACCATGTGGATCAACCCCCCGGAGGCGCTGCGGGAAGCCGCACGGATCATCGACATACATATGAGGGAGGTGTAAGCCATGAACACCGAAGACAAACTCCTCCTCGCCACGTGCATCGTCGCCCTCGGCCTCATGCTGTTTGGTATCATCTAGTACCAACAACACACAGACAACGCTAAATACTTGACACAAGTATCAAGTAGTGTTATAATGTTATTTGTCGGTGGGGAATGGGTCTCCACCGCAGCAACTGAGAAAGGAAACGAGACCATGAACTTCAACACGGAAACCAACATCACCAACGTGCCTAAACTCACGACGGGTATCCGTCTGGTGGAGCTGTCTATCAGCGTGTGGTCGGGCCGAAAGCAAGACAAGACGGCGACTGCCGATGCAGCGATTGCGTCGAACGCGGACAAGAGTCTGCTCAACACCACCAAGAAGCTCTTGGGTGATTGCGAGGAGCTGGAGGCGGTGCGTAAGTTCGCAGCCAACGCTCGTAACTTTGTCTACAGCAGCACGTCACCGTGGGGTGACCTGGGTCAACGGTCGTTCCCCATGAGCAAGTTCCCGGGGTTCCACAAGGAGATGACCGGCATGCTGGTCGAGTTCGACCGGCTGGTCGAGAACTTCCTGGCTGTGTATGACTTCGCACGTACCAACGTGCAGGCGAAGCTCGGTTCGCTCTACAACCCCGACGAGTACCCCACTGCCGAGAACCTGCGTGGACGGTTCCGTTTCTTCTTCACGTATCCACCTGTGCCTGAGGTCAACATGTACTCACAGATCCAAGACGAGGCCGAGGCGTATCTGCGTGACGAGTACGCACGTGTGTACACCGACAGGATCAACGGCATGATGAAGGACGTGTGGGACCGGGTGTACGACTCACTCAAGCACATGAGCGAGCGCCTGGACTACCCCGAGCACGCAGACAAGGCGACGAAAAAGATCTTCCGCGACACGTTAGTTGACAACGTGAGAAGTTCCTTGGGTATGTTGAAGGAGTTCAACATCACAGGCGACACGCGGATGACGCAGCTCCATGCTGCGCTGGATCATGCCCTGACGGGCGTGACTGCTGACGGACTGCGTGAAGACGCAGGGTTCCGTGCAGAGACCAAGCGGTCGGTGGACAGCATCCTGTCCACGATGTCTTGGTGAGTAGTGAGTAGTAGTGATAAGTCAAAGTAAACCAACCCCCAACCAACTTGGAGAAAGACATGAGTGCATCTTTTAACGCAGCCGCTGCGCTGTATGACGTCTCGCTGGCGCAAGCCGCGAACATGATCCGCCTGTGCGGTACGACCAACACCGTGCTGCTGCAGGGTCACATGGGTATCGGCAAGTCCAGCATCCTGAAGTCCCTGGCAAAGATGATGCCCACCCACCGCGCCGTGTACTTCGACTGCACGACAAAAGACTTGGGTGACATCACGATCCCGAAGATCACGGAGATCCGCAACACACACAACGCCGAAGGCACCACCGAGGGCGAGTGCGTCAAGTACGTGCCCAACGAGGAGTTGGGTCTGCATATCTCTGGACCGGTCATCCTGATGATCGACGAGTACGGCAAAGCAAATCCTGCTGTGAAGACTGCCCTGCTGCGCCTGATGCTGGAGCGCAAGCTCGGTGGGTATACCCTCCACAAAGATTCCATCGTGTTTGCCACGACCAACCTCGGGGCCGAGGGGGTCGGTGATCTGCTGCCTGCGCATGCTCGCACGCGTATCACTGTGGTGCGGGTACGTAAGCCGACGAACGTCGAGTGGGTCGAGGACTACGCTATCGACGCAGGTATTGATCCCATGGTGATCGCGTGGGTGATGGAGAACCCACAGTTGTTCCAGTCTTTCGAGCAAGTGCAGAAGCCTGAGGACAACGAGCACATATTCCACCCCAATGCGCCGGGACGGGTGTCGGTCTTCACTCCTCGCACGGCAGAACTGGCTTCAAACTGGACCAAGATGCGCGATCACATGAGCGATCACGAGTTGACTGCTGCGTTGATGGGCACGATTGGCACGGCGTCCGCCCGTAGCTTGGCTACGTACGTGAAGATTGGTGATCAGTTACCCAAGCTGCAGGAGATCAAGGACAGCCCGATGACGGCCAAGGTGCCCACGAACGAGACTGCTATCTGTATGGTGGTGCACAGAACGCTGCAGACTATCGAGCGTAACTGGACCGACGCGTGGATGGACTACATGGAGCGCCTGCCCAGGGAGGCTCAGGGTCTGTTCGCTAACGCGGTGCGTAACGCAGTGGCTAAGTCCAAGAACGGTCAGATCAACAAGCGCCTGCTGGAGATCAACACCAACAAGAAGTACATGGACTGGTGCCTGAAGAACAACTATATGTTCGCTGCGGACAAAACCTGACAGCTCACAGTTAAACAACCCAAGGAGAAAGATATGTTGATGATCGGTAAGAAGTTGACCGCGCATCAGCGCCTGGAGAAGGCGTTGGTGGACATCCTCGCGGTGGAGCGGTTCACCGCACTGTCTGGCGTGCTGCTATTGGTAAAACATCAAATCCAAAACGCGACGACCCCAACGCCGAGAACGTCCACAGCGTGCACGAACGGTATTGATTGCACGTATGCCGAGGCGTTTGTGGACAGCCTGACGGATGCGGAGCTGCGCTTCCTGATACTCCACGAAACGTATCACTGCATGTTCAAGCACTTGACTACGTGGGGGCACCTGTACGACGACGACCCGTCGCTGGCTAACCAAGCGTGTGACCACGTGATCAACTTGTTCCTGCTCGCCGCAGCCGAGGAGATCGCGGAGAAGGATGCCAAGTACCGTGGGTTCCTCGCCATGCCTAAGAACGGGTGTGCCGATGGTCGGTTCACGGGGATGGACAGCGCGATGATCTTCCGACTGCTCAAGCAAGAGCAGGATCAACCACAACAACCACAACAACCCCAAGACGGCGGCGACGGCGAAGGTCAGGGGGAAGGGGATGATGGGGATGAAAGCCAGGATAAAGATTCGGGTTCGAGTCCCTCATCAGGTAACAAACCATCCAAGAACAAGTCTAGGCAAGGTTTTGACGACCACGATTGGGACGGCGCAGCCGAGCTGACCGAGGAGAAGAAGGCTGAGATCGGACGCAAGATGGACGAGGCTGTGCGTCAGGGTGCGCTGCTTGCCGGGAAGGTGGGTAGCGGGGGTATGCGTGAGATCGAGGAGCTGCTGAAGTCCAAGGTGCGCTGGCAAGATGCGCTGCGTGAGTACCTACACGCTACGTGCACGGGTAACGAGTTCAGTACGTGGCGCAGACCCAACCGCAGGTTCGTCGCAGCGGGTGTGTACATGCCCTCGGGTATCTCCGAGACTATCGGTGAGATGGTGGTCGGTGTGGACACATCGGGGTCTATCGGCGGGCCGGAGCTGGGTCAGTTCCTCGGTGAGATCGCGGCTATCTGCACCACGGTGCAGCCGGAGGCTGTGCGTCTGTTGTACTGGGACACCGCCGTGTGTAAGGACGAGCGGTATGCACGCGACGAGCTGGACACACTGGTCAAAACAACCAAGCCCGCAGGTGGTGGGGGTACGTCGCCTGACTGCGTGACTACATACCTGAGTGAGAACAACATCAAGCCTCAGGTGTGCGTCATGCTCACCGACGGGTACGTAGGCAACAACTGGGGTGGTAGCTGGCCGTGCCCAGTGGTGTGGTGTGTCGTGGGTAACGCGTCTGCCGAGGCATCGGTGGGTAAGACGATCCACGTCGAGTGGAATGAGTAACCAACTGTAATCAACTGAAGGAGAAAGATATGTCGTACCAAAGCACAACCGTAGCGGAAATCCTCGACCGCACGATCTCCCTGGAGGAGATGACCCACGGGGCCGAGACGCACTCACATCTCGCCATGTTCGCAACCGAGGTTGCCAAGGCTATGCCGCACGTGAAGTTCGCCCGGTCGGGTGGGTATGGGCGCGAGATCCACCGCCTGCACGTGTACATACCCAACCAAGAATACACGCTCGGTCAGATCGGTCGCGGTGACTTCTCTATCCACGGGTGCTCCACGACTTACATGGTGTTCAGCCGCAACATCAAGAACGGGAAGATCCAATCGTGGCGCGACCAACACAACATGGTCTTGTCAGAAGATCTCAAGCGCGCAGTCAAGAACGCGCTGCGATACCTCACACCCATGTCGTGTTACGAGATCGCGCGGGAATCCTATGACGAGTTCCGTGGTGGGTTGAGTAGTGCTATCGCCCGTGTGAAAGACGACTTCGAAAATCTGTCACGTGCGTGTATGGTGCGTAGGACTTTCGAGGCCGAGTTCCGCAACCTGCTGGCGCAGAACGTCACGTTCATCACGCCCGAGTTCCAAGGGGCAGCGGCGCAGTTCATCACCGCATCCACCGATGCACAGGTAGCATCTATGCGCAAGGTTGGTGCACTGTTTGTACGCATACGCAACATGGGGATAGCTGATGGGGGTATGGCCGAGATCATCACGTTCAGCCAGAACTTGATCGACATGTACACGATGCCAAGCATGGGGGGAAATGCACCCGTGCTCATGGAGATGTCTGCTCTGTCGGACGAGCTGCAGGCCAAGCTCGCTACGCTGTCTATGATGCCGCTGAATACCTACGCAGAGGGTCTCGGCGTGAAGGCTGCCGACGGTCTGTACTGGGTGGAGTGTGACTTGAACGCTCCGCAGCGTCCTCCCCATGCTGAGTGAGCTGCTGCTAGGCTCTATACACCGAGTGGATCTGACACCACCTAGGATACTTGTTACTGTGTGGAACAGAGACAAGATGGCTATTACGCTAAACACATGGACGAAAGAGCCGTGGGATCTCAACAATCCTATTGCACAGCCTCATGTCGTGGCGTATGATGGTGCCGAGTGCCTACCGGGATGGATGCAGCGTAAGCTCGCCGTTCTGATGACACTTGATCCAGATAAGGTAAACGAAGAGTTACCGGGAATCGGTAGACGTATCTCCGAGTATGTCTATTGGGTTCGTGAATCTATTGGAGATGCAGATGGCTCAGACGCCCGAGAGGAAAGTGAAGTCCCTCGTGCGGAAAGTCCTTGAAGAGTTGGGTGCGTACTATGTCATGCCCGTCACTGGTGGGTATGGCAACTCCGGCGCACCTGACTTCCTTGTCTGCCTTCGCGGACGGTTCGTAGGAATCGAATGCAAGGCGGGCAAGGGCAAGACTACCGCACTACAGGAGAAGAATCTTAGTCAGATAACACAGTCTGGCGGGATTGCCCTCGTCATTAACGAAGATGGCGTGGGTACGTTGAAACAAGACCTAGTGTCTCTTTTATAGGAGTCGATGATGACTGAAGAAACGAAGATCGAACTTGGTGCAGCGCAACCGCCCGTGAAGGTGCCCAAGAAGCGCGGGCGCAAACCCAAGAACCAAGCCATGCGTATTCGTGAACTACTCAAGGCCGGGTTCACTACCAAACAAATTGCAGCCAAGGTGGGCTGTGATCTGCAGCGCGTGTACGTGGTTCGCCACAACGAGAAGAAGCGTGCCGAGGCAGCGCAAGCGCGGGTCAAAGAACTGGTTTCAACTCGCATCCGCCCAACAACAATAACACTGCACCAAGCAGACGAGCGGGTTGCGACACCAAGGGAAGCCAAAGCTCAAAGACCTGCCCCTGTACCAGCACCAACGCCGACGTTCTGGCAGCGGGTCAAGGCAGTGTTTTTTCCCAACTAAAACACAAAAAGGAGAAAGAGATGACACGAGTACAACTTATCAAACACGCTTTGCGTTTGTGGAACGTACCTAATGTTCCACGTGAAACCAACCGAGCTAACGCCCGTAAGTGGATTGCCTCTGTCGAGCGGCTCGGTGATCGTTGGTTGTTGGCTGTGCCTATGCGGAGGGTGCAATGACACTTGACGAAATGTGGGAGAGGCTTGAGGCGCATCAGCCTTTCGCTGACAAACGGGGCTACGGCCCTGCGTGGAAGCAGATGTGCGAAGAACGTACCCGCCAAACTGCTGAGGCCGTGGGAGATGCGTTGTGGAAAGAACATAACCTGAACGCTGCATGGGCAGCATGGTCTGCTGGGTGGACACTACGCAATGTGGAGCAAGTATCAAAGTGGCTTGATGAAGCGGAGGCAGCATGAACAAAGATGACGCTCCGCCGCCCGCTGAGGCGGCAACCGATGTCGGCGTTGATGACGACGCCCCTGAATCCTTGGGCAAACTTGTGGTGCTGGGGCTGTGCGTTGTTGTCCTTGTCGGTGCGATTGCGCTTGCGGTGGGGGTGTTGGTATGACTGACCGCGAACTGCTTGAGGCCGCTGCGAAGGCGGCGGGGATGCCGCACACATACAACGAATTTTGGAGCGGCTTCTACATCAGAAATCCAGATGGCTCATGGGTGCCAAACCACCATTGGAACCCCCTCACCGACGACGGCGATGCGCTGCGGTTGGCGGTGAAGCTGCGGCTAACCATAAATTGTTCATATGACGATGTGGCTATTTGCGGGCAAGAGTTTACGCAAAAGGAAGTGTTCATCGAGCGTAATGGTGAAGACCCTCTTGCTGCCACCCGCCGCGCCATCGTCCGCGCAGCAGCAGCTATCGGAAAGGAGATGAAATGACCACCCTACGCGAAGCCGCCCAGCAGGCACTGGAGGCGTGGGAGTACATCAACAAGTACGGCTTTGTCTTGGCCGATTACGAAGGCCCGATGGAGCAAGCCATCACCGCCCTCAAGGCCGCGCTGGAGCAGCCGGAGCAGGAGCCGGTGGCGTGGGCATGCTTCAAGAACGGTGAGCTACAAACGGAACTTGTCGGCACCGAAGCCGATGTCGACTTCTGGTGCGCATCGGACGAACCGGAGATGGAGAGCATGGTCAAGGGCGCCCTCTACACCCACCCACCCCGCCGCGAGTGCCTGCATGCGGAGGTCAACGAACTCAAACGCACCCTGGCCCTTCAGCAGCAGAGCTACGAGCGCGAGATTCAGATCGAGGTGGAGGCCGAGCGCGAAGCGTGCGCGAAGGTGGCAAAAGAGACCGTTTGCGATATGCACCTCGGGACTGGAA